GCATCTACATTACCTTCCTCGGCTACGGCAGCAAATGCTCTTTGTATAAATCCAACCGTTTTAGATATAGCATCTCCTAATACAACAAAATCTACTTTACTATCTACTAATTTTTGAAATTCTGTTAAACCTACTGCTATACTGGTTAATGCTTTACCTGCACCCATTACAGAATCTATTCCTTTCTTAGTTGCATTAGGGCTAAATGCATTTCCAAATACAGCTCCAAATAAACCTGTTGGGGTTGCAGCTTCTCCACCTGCTTGTGCAAAGGCTGTACTAATACCAGATAAAACTCCAGCTAATTGTACACTTTCTTCATCAGTCCAATCTAGTTTTTGATAATCTTTTAATCCTACTGATAATAAACTTAATGCTTTACCTGCTGCTGCAAAACCTGCGGCAGCTGATACCATAGCAACAGCATCTGCTCCACCGCTTATTGCGCCACCTATGCTTGCAAATATTCCTTTTATTCCTCCACCTTTAGGAGGCCCTATAAATGCCGTTTTTACACCAGCTAATGTTGTTGTTAGTTTAACAGCATCTTTTTCTGTAAAGTTAACTTTTTGAATAGCTGCTAATCCCGGTGCTAATAATAACAGTGCACCACCGATTGCTGCAAACGCTAGAGCTCCTGGTATAATAAATAATGCGCCTAATCCTGCTGCTGCAAATTCTAAACCTAACATTAATAATAATGCACCCTGTACTCCAACATCTTCCATTGTAGTATCTTTAGTAGCATGAGCAAATGGAATATATCCTAAACCAAAGACTAATAAACCAACACCCATGGCAACCATTGAAAGTGCACCTTGTATTATATAAGAAAATGCAAATCCTAATAAAGCAGTTGCTATTCCTAGCCCTACTAATATTCCTGCTTGTAATGCTATATCACCTAATGTTGGAGCTGTTAATGCAATTAATCCTGCATAGGCTGCATATCCTAAACCAAAGACTAATAAACCAATTCCCATCATAGCTAAAGCAACAGAACCTTTCTTAACTTGTTTATCGACTAAACCTAAAAGAGCTACTGCACCACCTATTAATATTATAGATCCTGCCATAGTCATCATTAGAGGTAGTCCTCCTTGCATAACAAAATAAGATACTAAAGCAAAAAGCGCTAAGCCAGCTGCAAACTTGACTAAGCCCCTACCCATATCAGCCATAGCTTCTCCACCACCTTTAATTTGTTTTTCCGCCATTCCTAGTAAAAGAAATAATGGAGTAACCAATATAGTAGTTAAGTATAAAATAGGAATTCCTAATGCACCAATTAATAAAAGTGGTGTGGCTAATGCTAAACTTTTTGCAAATTTAAATATTGCACCACCCATCATATCTAATGATTCAATACCTTCTTTAACCTTTTTGGAATCTTGTTCTGCTAATTTAGTAAATGTAGTTTCAATAAAATTGGCAAATTTCTCTACACCTTTCTTAGGTACAACTGCCCAAAGAATCATTCCCATTGCAGTTTTAATAGATCCTATACCTAATGCTTTTAAATCAGCTAATTTACCCCCACCACCAGCAGCACCGCCACCTGTAGCATCTTCTTCATTTTTTTCTTTTAGTGCTGATAATAGTTTCTTTCTGTGCAAACGAGTAAAAATAAAATTGCTTAAATTTCTACTGGAATACTCCGCCTCATCAGCGGAACTTGCCGCTATTTGTTGAAGCAATAGAGTTTGAGTTTGTAATTCACTTATAATAGCCATTGATCCACCACCATCATTACCACCAGTAGAGACTGCAATAAGAGCATCTAACTTTTCATTGGTTTCATTGGCGGCAGCCTCTATTTTCTTTAGAGGGTCCATTAAATCTTTTAAAGTTACAGCAGCCATTTAAGGTTTATTTTTTACAATTTAGGCATTTTTAATGAAGGCATCTTTGGTGCTTTCATACCTTTCATTTGACTAGAAGCCTGGCTTTTTAAGCCATCCATATTGTATTTATCCTGAGTGTCTTTAGTATTTTGTTGCTCTTGCTTATTACGCTCTTTTAGTAAATCATTATAAATTTCTAATGTATACTCATATTCATAGAAAGGAAGCAAATCCAGCTCTGAAGGCTGGAGATGCAACTTTTCTAAAAGTAATACTCTGACTTTAAAGAAGTTCAGCAGAGATATCTGGAATAATGAACATAGCCTTGATACCGCCGGGAAACGTGAGCGGAACGGTGACCTCCTCACCGCAGCTTTGACATGGGAATCCCATCTCCGGTTTTACACCGATTTTTAAATCTTCAGCTAACCTATACACAATTGTATATTTTGTAGCATCCCATCCTTGAAAGGAGGTAATTAAAGAAAATATATCTTTTTCTTGCCATCCTCGCCATTCTCTCTGTAAGTAAGGCAAGATAGCTAGTGTAGATTTATCCCAGCTTTGATTTTTTTCTTCCCTAGTTCTGATATAATCAGTTATAGCTCTCATAACACCGATTGTAGGTGGTGCCAATTTAATCATGCCATAATTTTTTGTAGTTATAGAATAACACCTATCAGCATCATCATAATATTTTTCAATTGAATCAACAATAGTATTAAATTGTAAATTGTTTGTTCTCAATTCAACAGATTCTTGTGCTTTACAATTATTAGTTTTACATGATTTTTTTCCAACAGGCATCATTAATGTTTGTTCTCCTGTTTTAAATGTTAATTCTCTAATTGACAAAATTAAATAAATTCTGTCTTCTTCAAGAACATCTTTATAAGATCCTCTTTGATTTCCATATTGTACTTTACTACATGATAGTACAATATTATTTAATCCATCATCTACTTCTTTTAAATTGTTTTCGTCTATTGTAGAAAACGCTCTAATTTCAGCAACTCTTGCAGGCCTGATATGAATTTCAAAATCATCTCTATAAAATTTACCTCTTGATGGGAATGTAGTAAGATCTAATTTAGTATATCCCACTAATGCATTTAATCTTTTTATTTCTACATCATCAGACGTAATTTTATCCATTTGTCTGTTAACATCAACTTTACCTAATTCCTTAACTGTTTCTTTAGGAGTTTCTGTAGCTTCTACTGCAATACCTTCAGCAGCAGCAAATTCTTTCTTAATATTTTCTTCGTGCTCTTTTGACATTTTTAATTATTTTTTATTAATTGTTTTTCAATTTTATTTTCATCAACAATATGCTCTACTATTAACTGTCTTACATATCTAGAAATTGCTACAGGTTTTATACCAGTTTCCATTGATTTTTGTATAATTATTGTATTTAGACTATCCTCATCTTCAGGTGTTAATAAAACTTGTAATTTTTTAGTAAGCCTTTTCTTTTGAGGAATAAGTTCTTGTACAGTTTCATTAAAACCATATTTAGGATTATCAGATTTAAATTTACCAATCCAATATTCCACTCTTTTTAAAACATCACTTAAAGGTTCATTGCCCTCAAAAATTTCTAGAACTTCTCTATTAAAAGCTTTAGTTCCAAAATCTCTAACTGCTCTTTTGATGTATTTACCTGACCCAAGGTTATTTGGGTTATCGTTTATAGAATACCCTACATAAACCTTGTTTGTTTTTTGCTGTTGTAATTTATAGATTATCATTTCTATATTATATATTTTATATTATATATTAGGGAGTAAGCAAAAAAACTGGGAATACTTTAATATTCCCAGTTTAATATTTAAAATTTATGCTCCTACGTTCTCTTCAACCCAGTGATCACAACGATAAGTCATTGTTAATTCAGCTGCATCTTGAGTTTCATAATTCAATTCATCCACAAAATCAGGTTGTCCTGTTGGGAATACATCTTTAAATGTAATCTTTCTGAAGATATCTCCTGCTCTGTTATATTGAACTACAATCATACTTCCTATATAATCTTTCTTTAATCCCATTTCACCAGTTAATGGATCATAGATTAAATTATTCCAATTACGGAAAGTATTATAAATGTAGTTTTCATTAGCTTCATTCAAATTAAGAGTAAAGTTCATGGTTAAATCAACAAACGTCTGAGCTGGCATACCTGCATAAGATCTATCAGCAAATTTATATTTTTGATTTATAGCATCAATAGATGGATTTAAGTTATTTAATCCTCCGATTGATTTTACTTGCTCTAAGATTAAACCCGTATCATCCCCTAGTGGTGAAAATACAGTCACCTCAAATAGGTTAGGCTGAATAGGTTCGTACCTTTGGCTACTGGCCCTTGATTGGGTATAATGTGGTAGTGGCATATTTTATTTGTTTTTTTATATATTCGTCTTTAGTTACTTCTTATTGAAAGTTTCCTGTACTAATTGCACCAGTTCTTAAAATAGTTGTTCTTTGTACAAGAATTTCCATTCCTCTCGTTGGTTCAATATATGTATCTAGGATACCTACATTTTGATCAATGACCTCTGGTGTGTTATTGGTTTCATCCATTATATTTCTATAATCATAAACACCATCATCATTTTGAACAGTTGCTAAGAAGTTATCAGCTAATGTTTTAATCTCTAATCTTGTTTGAGCTGTATTAAATTCAAATAAGTAGTTTTTAAGAATTGCTTCAATACCATCTTGGATGTAAATTACAACCTCTCTAACATTAATTGAACTTAAAGCAGATTTTGGAACTTGCTGAGCAGTTTTATTTGCAAAGATAGTTGGTCCTGTTCCACTTTGGAATACAATTGGATTGATTCCGAATGGCTCTAGGAAGAATCTGTCTTCTTGGTCAAGATTAATCTCTAATCCTACAACTCCATTTCCGCCTATTACTCCACGTCTTACACCTGCCACGATTGACCAAGGTAATGCGTTTTCATATTTAAGTATATAGTTGTTAGATACATATGCTGCAGGTGGTACACTTATGTTCTTACCTAAATCTCTAACAGTTAAGAATGGATAATAATACCCTCCCCATGAACCACCGCTTGTTGCAGCAGGTAACGAGAATCTAATTGTTGGATTCAGTGCAAGATTTCCACCTTCAGATATAAACTTAGAGGATAACCCTCCAGTTGCATCAGAGAAACTTGGATCTGTATTTTTCTTAAAGTCTTTAGCTGATGGAGAATTTACAATAGCAAATGCATTTTTTCTACTCATACATAAATTTGTATAAATAGCTTTACAGTTTGCTTCAATTCCATTTCCATAAGTATCTACTACATAACGGAAGTTAATTGTTTCTCTGTCGATTAAAGCTTTATATAAATTAGTTCCACCTAATATTGGACTTAAACATTTATTCTGTCTAGAATTTGTTCCATCAGGTACATGTTTAGTTGAATCTAATGCAAATCCAGGTAATTCAAATACATTAAGGTAATCTACCCAAGAATCAATTGGATAATAAACCTCTACTGTTTTTAAAGCACCTTGTGCAGTTACACTAATCTCAGATTGACATGTTACTTTAATGGCAGTTGTTCCTGCAGGAATAATTGCATATTCCGAAGGAGTTAATCCACCTTCTACAATGTTTATTCTTGTTAACCTAGAATGTGGTATTGTAGTAGAACCTTCAAAATGTACCATATAATTTCCTACAACAATATCAGCAAGTTCTGGTGAAGTTGTTGCAATAAGAATTTCATTTGGCTTTAATGTTGGTTCGTTTAATGAATCACCTATAATATCTACAGTAAGGTTAAGAGCACCTTTTAGTGTTTGTACACCTAAAGTACCTACTGGATATAAATCAAGTTGTCCTGTTGAAGTAAGATCAGATTTAGCAAATTGACCTGTTCCATCAATTGTAAATTGAGATTGTGATGTTAATGTAGTAAATGAATCTTGTTCATAAGGAGTAATGCTTACAGATGGTAAATAGTATGCTGGATCAGATATTGCTTTCTTAGTTCCTGCAGCAGTTGCCCCAGTTCCATCAATAATCCATCCAAAGTCTATGGCATTCATTGCTAAATAAGAAGTAAAAGTTCCTAATGCATCTTTGTAAACTGCTTCATCACCATCAGTTAAAGTACCGTTAGCAAATTGCTTTTGTAATGTTGATCCATAAGAACCAATAATTCCAGCAGCTCCACCGTTTACATTTGTATTTCTTACAAAACCAAAGTCAGCTTCATTAATATAAGTATAGCTTGCAGCTCCACCCGTTGGGAAATCTGCTAATTGCGTTGAACCGACATCTGATAATAATACAGTTACAGTATTACCTACAGTTTGTACAGATGTTACTGGTACCCATTCAGTAGTTACAGTATCATATATAAATGATCCTACTAATGAAGACGTATTTGCTCTCATTCCTGAGAATGCATTCCAGATAGCATCTTTAATAGCATTAGCATTTTCAATTTGTATTTGTATACCTCCAGCAGTAGGAACAGAAGTAGTTATTGTACTTGCTGAATTAACTACAGTTGTAGATAAAGTTTGTGTTCTTGCATAAGATAAGTCAGAAACAATTGATCCACCGTATGATAAGAAATTAACATCATCTTGGATTGAAGTAGCTTGAGTATATTCAATATTGTGTCCTATCATATCAATTCCTCCAGGTACACCATCTATTAAAATATCTCCACTAAATAAATCTTCATTTACAGTAACAAATAATCCAGTACTTGCAGTATCAGCATTAACAACTTTTTCAACGAAAAGGTTATTACCTAATAAATCTACAAAATCAGGAATTAAACATGCAGTATAAGTTGCTTGTAGTGTTACTTCAGTTTCATTAAAGAATTCTTGTAATAATGTATCTGTAGAATCAGTTGCAAACTTTTTTCTTTTTAATCCTTGTGTTGGATCAAAATACTTTTGAAATAATGGATCTGAATTAAACCTTGAATAAGGAGTAAGTACATCACCATCAAAATCTCCACCGAAGTTACCTTTTAATACAAAGATATCTACAAAGAAGTCAGATATTAAACTATCTTTATCTAAGAAACCTGGTACATTTGCAGCACCATACCATTCCTCAACAGTTACTTGATAAGGTAAAACATTTGATGCAGCAGATTTTTTAGCGATTATAGATATAGGATTTTGTCCTAAGTTAGTAACATCTAATAAATCATTTACTGTTATTGAACTTAATACATCTTGATTTGCCCCAACATTAGTTAAAAAATCTGATGTTGATGGAAACCAAAATTTATCTCTGTTATAAAATTTTGCGTATTCATAGTCTGCTCCAGTATTTGCTTGTGCTTCTGGTGTTGCAGATGTTGCAAAACGAACAGCATTAACTTTATCATTAGCATCTAAGCTTAATAAATTAAGAGCAAGAATAGGCCCTCTCTCCAAAGCTGCTAAACAGCTTCTGTGGAAAAAAGAATCTTTTCTTTCTAAATTTCTATCTATATCACCGTATACTTGTTTAAAGAAAGAAGTATCGGGAACAAAGACGGGTGTATTGAACGGGCCTGTCTTAGAAAAACCGACTACCAATCGAGTTTGATTTGCAGGTATACTTACGACTTGACTTTTATCAAATTCAAACCTATATGTTCCTGCAGCTTTAAGAGAAGCTATTTTTGGATCTAGTGCCATCTTATAATATATTTTTTTTGTTTATTTGTTTTTTTATATATCTACCAAGTAACTACTTTTTATACTAAGTCATAGATATCAAAATTTAGATTCCCACCCTTTGAATCTTTTTCTAGAATTTCTTCTATCTTATTTTGAATAGAAGGATCTATCTCATCATAAATCTCTTCGACAAAATCTGAAAAATCTAATGTAGTAAAGAACTCAGAACTATTTATACAAGTCATAATTAAATCATCATTACCTAATTGGCCTGCATATGATCCATTTGGGAGTTTACCAAAGGTTGATGATTCTTTTACAGTATCTTTATCATAAATGCTAATTTTATTTTGAGAAATATATTTTTTAAAGTTTTGACAGAAAATAGGTTTATTATCTTTTTTTACTTTAAGGCCAAATTGTTTTGTTTTGGCATCAACTCTATGTTTAAATTTAACAACACTTTCTTCATCAAATTCATTTCTCTGTGGAAATACAGTTTCCATTCTTTTTATTAATTCTCCACCAAACATATTCCATTCTATAATTAATTTTACATTTTCTGAGTGAAATAAATCAAATGCTAAAATGTATAGTGTTTTTGCAAATTCTTCTATGGTATGAGAATTGCTTCTAAACCTACCAACTTGCCTTATACCAAAGAAGTCAACAAAACTCCCAGGTGTTGTTACAGATTTCCAGTCTTTTTCATCTAACATTTGTAATTGAAAAATATTAATGACAGAATAATCACCACCTGTGCCTTCTGCTATATCAACAGAGAATACCCAATAATTATAATCTTCTTCTATCTCATCTAGATTAAAATTAGGTTGCCATAATAAACCAGAGTAATCAATTTCAGCATCATCAAATTCAGGTATTTCTTTATGTTCAAATTCTATTTGGCCTTGTGTTAATTTTTTAAGACTAGCTGCACTTAGTAATAGTGAAGAACTTGCTATAAATTGATTTCCATATTGTCTATTAAATGCCTCATCACTTCCTAAGTTAGCAACTTCTTGTTTCATCCATGCATCGTCCCTTCCTGGTACATCCCACCAATCAACTCGGAATGGTGTATATTCACTTAATCCTTTATCGGCTGCTGTATAGATATCATAGAATTTATTAAAACCATTAGGTGTACTAGTTATTATGACTTTTGAATTACTAGATGCTGATACTGTTGGATAAACATTTTCATAAAATGTATTTACAAAGTTTGCAGGTATATGAGCAAACTCATCCATAAATAATAGGTGAATAGTAAAACCAATTGCTGCTTTCTTAGTTGTTGTCTGCCCTATAATTCTACAACCATTATCAAACTTAGAATTAAATACATCCCATTTAAGAGTACCGGGCTTGATAAAGAAAGGTAGGTGTTCTAATATAGTTTTACCTTTATCAATAATTTCTCTTGTTGTAGCACCTTTATTTGAAAGTATTAGTGAATTTTTATCAAAATTAAATACAGAATACCAAGCAATAAAAATTGAAGAACATATAGTTTTTCCAACTTGCCTACTTGCCAAGCATATATTAAATCTTTCAGCTTGAAATTGCCTTAACATATTTTCTTGATAAGGTCTTAATTCAATTGTTTGTAAACCTTCATCAGTCATTACAGTACAATAGGTATTTGCAAAATAAACAATATCCTTTGCACACTTTTTAATTTCTCTTATTTCTTCGTCGGTATAATTAAATACAATATTACCTTTTCTTAAATTAGGATTTCCTTCATAGAAAGGAGTAGACTTTGGTTTATACCCTTCATCAATAGCCAGCATTAATTGCTCAACCTTATGACTAGTCCATGCAAAAGACTCAGCACCTTTCGATATCTTAAATTCAAATCCTGCTGATTCTGCTTGTGGTTTAGGCATCGTTTTCTATTACGGCAATTAATTGGCTTTTATGTATTACTTCAAATTCTGTATCATCTAAAGTTAATATTGTTCCCTTGCCCATATTTTTAAAAATTATATCGCCTTTCTTTAATACATCGCTATCACCTGGATTAATGACTCTTGCTCTACGATTAAATTTTTCAGCAGGTATTATAATTCCTGATTCTGTTTTTTGTTCTACTTGCTTAACCTCTTGGATTAATAAGTAATTATTCTTCATTTTCATTTCCATCGACGTCTTCTATATCTTCTTCTTTAATTGTATCTTGTAAAGCTCTCATTAAATCTTTTGTACCTCTAGATTTAATACCACTTTGTTTATTGGAAGTTGAACTTTCTGTACTATGATAAACATCTACATCCCGAGATATTTTTTTAGCATTCTCTTCTATTGCCACCATGTACATTGTTTGGCTTTTAATAATATCTAAAAGAGTTCTTTGCAAATCACTTAATACTTCAAACATTCTTGGTGATACATCACCTTCATGTATTGTTTCCATTAATAAGGTAATAGCCGTTTCACTATTTTGCATTTGTCTTATTAACATAGATAATGCAGATTCATCTAATTGAGCTTTAGCTCTAATGTATTCATGCTCTGCAATAATTTCTTCACTTAAATAAAAAGTCAATAAACTATTCATTACCTTTTCAGCTTTATTCTTAGCTTTAACTAATGCAGTAGCTTGCCCGCTATCAACTCTTACTGGTTGTAATTCTTCAGAGTTATTGCTTAATCCTTCTACTTCATCTGGTAAATCATTTAAGAGATCTCCTAAACTATCACGAAATTTATTTTTCGATTCGTCTTTCATTATAACTAAATTTATAATATATATTCCAAGTTATCTTGGGTTAGTAACGGTTGGAAGTAATAATTCAGGTGAAGCATTATCTAATAATAAAGCTAAGTGAGAATCCTTTACAACATATTGACTAAGTATTAATTCTTGCAATTCTTCTTCTATAGGTTGGCTCCAAATTCTTATATTAGTTAGATCTGTTTGGCAACCTAATAATTTCCAAGTATGATCATTATCTATGGAAGTGGCTGGAATTGTTTGTGTATTAACATAAATATTTGTTAAGTCAGCTGTTCTTTCAGGATTAACTGCTCCAGCAACTTCAACAGTATTATAAAGGAATAGTGATAATTGCTTAGCTAAGTTATTTAAATTAATTACTGCCGCATACCATTTACCTTTTATAAGACTAATGGATTTTTTACTTAAATTATATTTATAATAAACATTATTTAATTTGATTATAAACCAATTTGTAGTGTAGATAAATTCTACTAGAGGAGCCGGTGCATTAGGTACATCTGCTGCATACTGTAAAAAACTATTACTAACTTCCTTATTGAATTTAGCAGTAGGAGTAATAACATTATCTATATAAGGTACTTCTAATATTATCTTACTACCTATAACTTCTTTTACTCTTTGAATTCCATTATAAGAATTGGTTCCTCTTATAGCAATCCAATCACCTGCAATTATAATATCACTCGTTGGTGATACTGGTAATCCTGGTGTAGTTAATTCAGGATAGCCGTTATTATCTACTATTGATGTTATTAAAATATTTTTTTGTATGGGTTTAATATATTGTGGCCTGAACCAAAATGTAAATGCTCTATCTTGAGTATTAGCCCACCCTTCTTTATATCTATATTTAGCAGCGATTGTTCTATCAGCTAAAGTTCCTAATGCATAATGATATTTAGAAATAATTGTCCACTGATTGTAAACATTTTCTTCTGTAATAGTCATCTTTTTATTCAGTGCTCTTCTTACATAATCATTAGCTTGAGTTCCTATTGTGTTATATTCATTAGGTTTTCTAACATCTTTAAATTCATTTTCTCTTTCAACTCTGAACTTTTCTTCTACATTAGAAACTAATGCTTCAGTAGATGCTTCAGCAGAATTACCTTCTATAGTATTTTCAAAACCTACATTAGTTCTTTGTTGGTATGTTACAAGACTAACTCTCCAATAAGAACCAGTATACATAAAATCATCAGATTGTGCAACAGCATCAACCTCATACATTCTATTCATAAATTGTTTAAAATATAAATAGTCTCTCATTTGCGGTTTTGCACCAATACCAAATGCTGCTTCAAATGCAGATTTTACAATATGAATTTCAAATTGAACTGGAAAATCCATCATTAATGGATTAAAGTTTATATCTCGAGTAGGTAATTCATTATCAGGAACCATGATTTTAATTTCAGCCTCCTTAATAACATCAAATAAAGAATATTCTTTTAGGATAACATCCCTACTTCTTTGATCTGCTTTTGTCTTATAATAATCTACACATATACCAAATAAGTTATTTGTCATTGCAGATAATTGAGTATATACTTGCCCTGCTCTAGAAATATCATAAGGATTCCATCCACCACCACAACAGTCAAATGCTAAATTTAATGCGCCAGAACAACCGTCTACACCACCACAATCAATTTGAGGTATTTTACAAATTATACCACCATCAGTTACAATTTCTAATGCAATAGAATTAAATGTTAAAGTACAATCACCAACTTGAGTGTATCTATATTGAATCCAAAATTTATTTTTAGGATTTAATACTAAAGCTTGTAAATTTGCATCAGTAAGTGGAATCCAATCAGAATATGTCACACCATCTATACCCCACCTAAAGTCTTTATTGTAAAAACAATTAGTAGTTTCACCAGTAATAGAATCAGTAAATCCTATTACTTCTATTACATTTTCATAAGGTGTTTTAAGACTTACTAATAACTGATCGCCATTAGCATCTGTACTAGATCCAGTTACTGCCATATTATGAATTTATTTGTTGATCTTCTTCTTTTGCAATTTTCTTTGCCCATATTTTATCAGCAGAAGCTAACCCTAGGCCACCAATGCATATTGCAGCTACTGCATTTACAATAGAAGGTTCAACTGGTTGTTCTGTGTATAGGTTTATAAAAAGAGCAGCACAAAGAGATAAACCAGCAGTAATACCAATAAATCTTTTTGATGAAGGCGTACCTTTTTCGTCTCTTAAAAGACCACTTACCCAATTAATGATTTTTTTCATATACAAACATTATTTGTTTATATATTCATGTTCTAATACGGTGTATAGTCAGTCTTAACTAAAAGAATTGGATCATCTTCTTCTATCTTTGGATCTACTGCTGTGATAATATCAAATGCATCCATTACTTGGTGTTCATCCATCTGTGAAAGGATATCAAATAAAACTGTGGCTTTAATATAAAAATAAGGGGTTCTTTCTAAATATTTATTTTTCATTACGCCTACATCCATAAATCTTTTATTAAAAGTATCCAATTGTTCTCTGTTAAGTATCTTTGTAAGATCAAATATTCCTTCTATAATATTGAAATGAAAACTTACTATTTCTCTACCACCATCAACTTTAACTAACCTAGAAAATATTTTTTCATCTGATATTTTAAAGGTGATTTTATTAAGATTAGCCAATCTATTAATAATAGACTGTAAAAAGAAAATAGAATTTGGTTTAAAGTTAGGATTAGGTAATAAATCCTGATCTAAAGTTTTCTTTAATTCAGCTCTTAAAAAAGCAGAGGTTTGGATTGCATATTGGAATTCCTCTAAAGATACAATGAATTCATTTTTCTTTTTAGATTCATTTCTACATTCTTTCTTTACTTTAGATATAATAAGATTATCAATGTAATCATTCTTATATAAAGTAAATGCAATATGAGTTGGTATTTCTAATTCAAACTGGTTATCAATTAACATCATTGCTCATCTGTTTTTCTAATACGTTTATTGCATTTTTAATTTCAGATGGCTGATGCTTCATTGCTTCTTTAAAATCACGTTCACCTATTTCATTTAACTTTAGATACATTTCTAAAGCTGCTGGATTAGGATCCCATTTCTTTACTTTTTTAGAGGCTTTAGTTTTAGTGTAAATAAAACCAGGTACTCTATTAAATTTTGATGCAACCATTCGCCACGCTTCTGCTTGTCCTACTGGATCAATCTTCAGTGCATTAAACATATTTGCTTGTATAGGAAATTTAATACTCATAAATCTATTTGTCATAAATGAATTTTTAGATTTATCATATCCTTTTAATTTATTCCATTGCTGATCTCGACCAAACAAGACCTTTATGTAATCAAATAATTTCATTACCTTTTATTATTTATACGATTGATTGTTACTTTTGTTTTACAGAAATTAAAAATTATTCTGCATAAAGTTTTCTTATAACATCCCTTTTTTGTTCCCAGTCTAAAAGTAAGGGTTTAAATACCATTGGAAGTTCTTCTTGACTAGATCGCCATTCTTGAACATGTTCTCTCATTTTAGTTTTCATATTTTCTACATGAGGAGGGAATGGAAATTGAAATTGAATTGTATCTGTCTCCGTTCTCACAGTTACATATAAATCACTTGACATTGTTACAAAGTAAGATAACTTTCTTTGTTGGTGTAATGCTAAAAGTTGCATAGAATATAAGTGGTCTTCACCATTAGGAATATCTTCATCCATTCTAATTTTAGCACTTTTCCTGCTTTGTAATAAAATTCTATCAAAGCTTGATGGATGATCTTCAGTTACCCAGTTAGCCTGTCCTGGTCCATGATCAGTTCTTTTAAACATAGAATCTCCCCACACACAGCCCCAGTATTCATCATTCTTCCCTACAGTAAAATGGTGACCACCTAATTTTTCATTAGCTACGGCATCTAATGGATGTTTTCCTAATACATCTATACAAGGATACCATTCAATATGCTCCCATATAGACTTAACAAAAGTAGGATAAAGAAAATCATCACCATCTACTTGAGTTAAATAATCCGCATCACTCTTTAAAAATAAATCTCTACACGAATTTTTACCTTTACCGGGTTTACCATTACTCTCTGTTCTAATAACCTTAAATGAAAATCCTTCATTTAAAACATCTTCGTAATATTGGTCTGTTAATGTATTTACAACAATAACTGGTTCAATAATTAAATTTTCTTCTTCATACTGTTGCTCTACCGATTTTACCATTCTTTTTAATGCAGGTAAATTATGATGAGTTAACATACAAAGCAGTATCTTTTTTGGTTTATTAGGTAACTTAACTACCGGTACATTATTTTCTGTTTTTACTATTTCCATTAAAATATTTTTCCCTTAGTTTTTTTATTTGTTATAAATGACATATCATCGGAATCATCATTATCACCTTTAAAGAAACTTGCTTTAAATGCAGAATTATCATCGCCATCGTGTTTTGTTCCTTCAACAATTTTTTTCATTGTAGATATATTAGGTAGTACTAATTCATTTATATTTATTTGAGATTCTACTGAACTAAACATTTCATCTAGAATACCTTCTGGTATAGTATGAGAACTAAGAACCATTAAATTGACATTAGATTTAATATTAGAAATAATTTGCTCTCTGCTCATATGCTTAGCTTTCATATGCCTAATAAGTATATTTGCTAAATCAGTAATATAGCCATCTTCATATAGATACATATGAGATAATGATCCATGCTTTTCTTTAAATTCTGCAATAATAGAAGTTGCTTTAGATTCACTAATACCATATCTCCTTGCCTTTCCATTTTTAGGTTTAGATATATGCCAATAAGCAGGAGGAACATTATCACCTGAGTCTCCTGTTAGAACTTTGCGGAAGCGGAAATCCTCAGGATCTATTTCTATAACTGAAACTTTCTTTTTAGATATAATAGATGAAAGTAGTTTTTTAGATTGAGCCTCTGGTGATGATGAAGTTTTTAGTACATCAAATAAATCTGTGGATGTTTCTTTTTCCTCCGTAGATAGCCATTCAGAAAATCCTTGATAAGTATATAATTTTTTATGAGCTGGTGAAAATAATATTGTATGAGTATTATTATTTTGACTCTTATTTACTAATTGAACCAAATCCTTATCACCAGTAAACATAATAACAGATTTATCATTGGCTAATGATTCTGTATTCCATGCATACATTAGATCATCGCCTTCTGCGCCATTTACTTTAGAATAAATAACTCCTTGTTTAATAAGCAATTGAGTAAATTCTTCTGTAACTTTTGAAAAGTTTGCCCAGTTAATTGAACTATCTTGTTTACGATTACCTTTGTATTCTGCTTCTGGATAAAAATCTTTTCTCCATGATCTAGAATCAATAGTCCATACAACCTTATCAATAAGACCTTCGAATAATCTAATTTGGTATGCAAAATCTGTTGCAAGCTTTCTCATAAAGACAGTTGCATCTTCATCAGTAGCAAGCATTTCTGCCTTTTTTGATTTTCTAGGTAAAACGTATAGTGTTCTAAAAAGAAAATAATTGCCGTCTATTACAAACGTATGCCTTCCTGTTTTTCTCATATTATTGTATTTAATATAAATATAACAAATTTTAGTTAATTCTGAAAGATGAATCTAATACAATTTTCTCACATTCCTCTTTACTTAATTTTGATTGTCTTAAATCATAATATCTTTTAACTGCTCCACCTAATTCCATATAATTAGGAAACTTTTTTATTAGTGCTTTTAAGAATTGTGCTCTCATACTCCATTTAATATTGATTGCAGTTCATAAATACAAGCTAACATTGATACTGCAGGATCAATTACTTGTTGTCGTTGGGATTGATACTTAGCTACTGTTACTACAACCTGTGGTATAAACTGAATATAAGATTGTCTTTCTTGTTGAATAAATTCAATAAATTCTGCTCCTAAAGAAGATAATACATCATCTGTTCTATTTGCATAATTTGATAACATATATTGATAATTCTTTACAGGATCTTCGCCGTCTATTACAAGATCATAAATATCTCTATAAACAGAACTGAATTGTTTTATATCCTCTACTGTAATTTTATCTTTACCTTGAGATTGAAAGCCTTGTAGTTGATTTAACATATTTCTTAAATCTGGAAACTTTCTTTTTACTAATTCAACAGCTGCATGCTTATCAATGTCAATACCTTCTTCTTTACATATTTTAAGAATTCTCATAATGTAACTTTTCATTATTTCAGTTTCTTCTTCTTTAGAAAAATCAAAATCAATCATTTCAAATCTAGACTGAATTGGATCTGGTACTTTATTGATATAATTACACGTTGCAATGAATCTTGCATTTACTGCAAATTGATCCATTGTTGCTCTTAATGCTTTAAAGAATTGATCTGATACACCGTCAATCTCATCGAGTATAATAACTTTAATTTTTCCTGGCTCATCCATGATTGAACGATTAGCACAGAAGTCCGTTATTCTATTTCTTACAATATCAACTGAGGTATCGGTAGATGCATTGATATAAAGATAAGGGTGTTTAAAATGTTTAACTAATACTTTAGCGGCTGATGTTTTTCCTGTACCTGGACTACCGTGTAATAATAAATGTTGATAAACACCTTTACTTAATTTCTCACCTACTCTTTTAGGCGTTATTAAATCCTCTAATGCCTTTGGGCGATATTTTTCAGTAAGTAAAATGTTTTGTATGTTCCGCATAATTAATTTATTTTTATATGGACAAATTAGTGATTTGTTTACACAAAGAATAAATATAAAAATAAGGTAAAAGAATGCAAAGAAGACGTAGTGTTAGAAGAGTAATGGCAGATCCTAATGTAGTACATAGCCCTACCCACATTGAAAAAAGACAAGATAGAGGAAGAAGACGCAGGGTGTTAGAAAATCCATCTCCTCCTGCTCAACATAATACTCATAGAGACTACAGGCCACAAATTGATTATCGTGCTACATACTCTTCAGTAAGTCCAATATTTAAAGGTGAAACTATTTATATTATAGGTGGAGGACCTTCATTAAAAAACTTTGATTTTAGACAATTAGAAGGATCCAAAACAATTGCAATCAATAAAGCTTTATTTTATCATGACAGTTCTCAAGTATTATATTGGACAGATACTAGATTTTATAGTTGGTATAAAAATGACATTGATAATTATAAAGGATTAAAGTATACATTAAAACCAGGTAGTCAATATACTAATGATATTAAATTATTAAAAAAAGGAAAACCTTACGGATTAGAAAAAGATCCAGATTATTTAGCTCACGGGTTTAATAGTGGATATGCTGCTATTAATTTAGCTTATCATTTAGGTGCGGCTAAAATTATACTATTAGGATTTGATATGTGTAATAGCGGAAATGAAACTCACTTTCATGATGGTTATCCAACCAGAGGCACGTCTGATAAAATGTATATAGATAAATTTATACCTGGATTTAAAGAATTAAAGTCTGAAATTTTAAATGAAAATGTTCAAATATACAATGCATCTGCTCATAGTATGATAACAGTTTTTCCTAAAATTACAATTGAACAGGCCTTAAGCTTTAGATGATCTTTTAGCATAGGACATAAACTCTCTTTGTTCTTTTTTAAGGAGGTGTTTACAGTGTTTAGTAAATTTAATAGATGTATCTATAATTCTACCATCTACACTTCTGTTCCGTGAGTTATGGGCTTTAGAACATTTACTACATACAAAATTCTCCACCTTTTTAGAATCCATTCTAGATTTAATAGGAACTTTACATATACCACAATTCCAGTCAATAAGATCTGCTGATTTTTCTAATTCTTTAAGTGTAGTAAAGGTTTCCCTAAAAGGATTCCAAATAGCTTTATTAACATTCTTTTCATGACCATTCATATCCTCTACTTTAAATATAACCTCAAAAGCCTGAGTATCAGAATTAAGCCATTTCATATGACGGTTATTTAAAAGCAATTTTTGCTTTAAAGGCGGCAGGTTTTCTAGAAGAATACCATACCGCCTTTTATACCATCCAAAGTTTATTTTACGAACTTTATACATAGAGTTTTAATTTAACAGTTGCAACATGCGCAATCGCATGATTTATTACAACCACAGTTTTTACAATCACATTTCATATTAATAATTATTTTTACAGGTTTGATCTTAATCTTGCAAATTTCTGAGAAACAGATTCTGCTACATATTCAAAAGATTCTGGTATTTTACCTTTAGTTGCTTTAACATCTGAAAACATGTATTCTCGTATTTTATCTTTTCTTGCATCAGCTAATGAATTTTCCCATCCGTTAATAGTATCTTCTATATCTCTTTTCA